CGCTGAAACCTTCACGATGTACCAGCGCTACATGAGCGGGTTCGCTGATGTAATGAACGGGACATCTGATGTCACCATCACTATCAACGGCACTGCCGTTACCGTACCGGGTCAAAAATCGCTGGCGAAGAAAGGGGCTAACAGCGACATTACCAGCCTTTCTGGGCTGAAAACAGCTCTCAGCATTGAGCAGGGAGGGACCGGGGCAAAGAATGCCGCTGACGCTCGCACAAACCTTGGTTTAGACAAAACAGTAAATACCGAAGGAAACCAGTCCATTTCAGGAGAGAAAAACTTCACTGGCCCTTTGAAAGTTACCGCAGCATATCCACAAATTATTTTATCGTCGACTGCCCAGCCAAACGGCACTTACGGCCGGGTAGTTACATTCGGTAGTGAGGGTAACAAAGCCTACATTGCTGCACGGCAATGGGAAGGCGGCGGAAATAACACTTGCGTGACCTATCTGCCCACTTTTAAGGACGGTTATTTCACATTCTGGACAACCTCAAATACGACAGTAACCTCTGACGGAACCATTAAACAGGCTTCTCCCATTGCCAGAATCGTTAAGTCTCAGGGAGAGAACCGGCGTACGGATATTGAAAATGATGGATTCACATGGTGCGGCTGCGGCACGGCTAACGCCGAGGCAGAGGGAGTATCCATTTCTCGCCTTGACACGGGGGTTTACGAACTCACTGGTTCGGCAGGCCTGGCGTCAGAGGGATGGCAATTACTGCCGCCAATGGACCCTGGCGGCATGGGCGAGATGGGGGTTGTTGAAGCGGAGCAGACTGAAAGCGGCGGACTGACTATCCGCCTGTTTAAGCGGAAATACATGCTGAGCGATGAAGGGGAGATCGTCAAAACAAAAGGGGAACCGATGGACGTGCCGGTGAACAGCTGGATCGATGTTCGCTTGGATATGCCTGATGATTCTGCCTTTAATCAGATGATCAATCAGAAACTTCAGCCATAGCTGCACGCTGATTCCAGATACTGTTTTGCGGCATCTCTACACGGACACTGACAAACTGATCGGCCGGAATATCGGCCGGTTCGCCATCCACGAAACCTTCCCGTGAGTTCCTCGCAAATATCGGTGCTGACGGGTATTCCCGGTGGAATGTTTTCACGAGCACTGATCCGTCGGCATTAACCTCATAGTCAAGCCAGATTAGGGCCTGCCCATTACGATCTTTAGGGATATCGAAGCCACCATCAATCCCACCCCACGCCGCATCTGAATTCATACCCATGCAGCCCTCGATCAGATACTCTCCGGCTTTCAAACGAGTTACAGAACAGCCTTCTGATTCGTCATTAGTTTCAAACGAACCGTCTGCAAAAAGCTTAACTACTGGGGATGCTGCCTTAAGAGTTCCGTCGCTGGCTTTTGTAGTGTTCTGCGTCGAATAAAGGGTATGCGTCGTGGAGAACCCGACGTTAGCATTGCCCTGAATTGTTCCATTACCCTGACGATACTTGAGCCCCTGAGAGGTTGAGGCAAGCTGCCACGACACATAGCCACCACCTGACGGATCATGCCACCCACGTAGCGTTAGCATGCCCGTATATGTATCTACTCCACTACCTCCTCCCCACGCATTGCCACCGGACTGAATACCGAAGGACATACCGAGAGGATATTGGGCTATAGCGTCGTAAGAGCCGAGATTGCGATAATCACGATGACATTGCGCCATTACAGCGGCGCCATTAAGGTACGAAATTCCTGGGGCAAACTGACTATCAACATCTCGTGTAGCGCTGTTTCCTAAACCGAGGTTTGTGCGAGCGTCAGCGGCATTCTTTGCCCCGGTCCCTCCCTGCTCAATGCTGAGAGCTGTTTTCAGCCCAGAAAGGC